GCCGTGGCAGCCACCATAAATGCAACTGTAAAAGACGCTAACGCTAACAGCTATGTCACGCTTACAGAAGCCAACACTTACTTTGAGACAGTTCCAGACTCTTCAACCTGGACAAATAAAACAGACGACCAAAAGAACAGAGCACTAATATCAGCTACTAGATGGATCGACAGCTTTGTATTCTACGGAGACAGATGCGATGACGGTCAGGCACTCAAGTTTCCAAGAAATAATTATCAGGTAGATGGAGTAGAACTATCCTGTGATCTGATTCCATTAAATATAAAATATGCACAATATGAATTAGCTAGAGCATTGGCAAATGATACAGATGCTATGACAGGTAACACAGGAACAGATGGTAATTTTTCTGAAGTAAAACTAGGAGATATAGAGGTCAAATACAATACTGCAAGTCAGGGAACAGGATCAGTAAATAATATCTTAGATGTTTACCCTTGGTTACAAAGTTATTTAGGTGCATATATACTTGGTGGAGCAGGATCTTTTCAGATGAGGGTAGTTAGAGGCTGATGGCAGGACAACTAGACACCGCATTTAAGAAGATAGCAAAACAAATTGTTTCTGAACTTGGAAACTCTTTAGATACTTCTATTGTTTACACCCGAAAAGGCGTGTCCAGCTACAACAACGCAACTGGAGAATACATAACTGTAGACACAAACTATACAATTAAAGTACCTATCGAGTTTGTACAATCTACTGAAGAATCTGGGTTTCAGGAGAATGTTGCGAGACTCTACATAACTCCAGACTTGATAGGCGATAATCAACCTTTACTCCAAGATGAAATAACTCTCACATTCTCTGGATCGACAAGAGGGGCTAAAATAACAGATATTCGCACATTGAAAGGTGGACAGGAATACCTGTTCCGTATTGACGTAATTTTCTAATGAGCTTAGTAAACACACGAGCAGCATTTGAAACAGCAATTCTAAATGCTGTTAATGACGAAGATCCAACAGTAACTATTATTTTTGACAACACTCCTTTTACAAAACCAGGTAAAAACAAAAAATACATAATGGTAAACATGGACTTCACACAGTCCACTACTCAACCACAGGGAGAAGCAAAATCTTACTACGCAGGAACTATAAGATGTGCAGTTATGACTCCATCTAACAAAGGAACTGCTGCTGCCTCTGCTATATCTGAGCTACTTATAACAGGTCTTACATCAGTAAATAAATCAACTTACACCGATACTTTTTCTGTAACTCCAAGAGTAAGTCAGATAAGCGGTCCAACATCTGTTGTAACTGATAACCAAAGTCATTTTATGAGTGTTGTAAATTGCAACTTTACTGCCAATGCCTAAAGATATAAAACATCTGGTAAAAGATATTGAAGATATAGTCATAAACGGCAA